CTTTACCAGCCCAAGAAGTTTTAACCTTAATAAGTACATTAAGAAAAAAAGAGTATAACTATAAATGCTCTGATGAACCAATCAAGTCTTACTGTAATGTAAGTAAATGTAGGAGCTGTAAGTACGGCATCGGCAACGGGAACACTGCTCCTACATTCTCTAGTTTAGCTAAGTTAGATAGTAACCCACCTCTGTGGTTTTTATCTATTGATGATAAAAGATTAGAGTTAAGTACTGAACAACTTCAAAATCAAATAAAGTTTCAAAGAGTGTGTATGGAGATTTTAAATATAATGCCACAGCGTATGAATGACAGGGCTTGGCAAACTCTTATACAAAACTTAATGGACAACGGTATGGAGATTATAGAGGTAAGTGATGATATTTCTGTAGAGGGGCAGTTTATGGATTTACTCGAATCTTTTTGTACAGATATGGCACAAGCCAATACAAGAGACGAGATACTTTTAGGTAAACCTTTCACAGAAGATAGCCGTACCTTTTTTAGAATTAAGGATTTAAAAGAGTATCTTTTAAAACACAGGTTTACAGAAATGGATACTAACAGAATAGCATCTAAGCTAAGAGATATGAAAGCTGAACATAAATTTTTAAACTTAAAAGGTAGGGGAGTTAATGTTTGGTCTATAGCTGAGTTTGAATATGGAGCAGACGATTTAGAGCTCGAGCCAACTAACTTTGAGGGGTCAGACATATAATGTATAACGTGGTTCTTGGTCCACCTGGAACTGGAAAAACAACGTACCTTTTAAATAAGGTAGAAGACTTCTTTGAAAAAGGTACGCAACCAGAAAAACTTGGCTACCTAGCATTTACTAAGAAAGCTGCAAACGAAGCTCTCGCAAGAGCTATGGGTAAGTTTTCATACACAAGTCAAGAGCTATGTTATTTTAGAACGCTCCACTCCCTTTGTTATCATTGGTTAGGTTTTACTAAGAACGATGTATTAGCTAGGAGTAATCTTAGAGAGTTTAGTAGGACTATAGGTGAGAGGATAAACTCTGCGTGGGATGGTGAAAATATAATGACACTGTCAAGTAAGGGTGATAGAATGTTGTTCTTAGAAAATATGGCACGTAATCAATCAATGGGCTATAAAGAAATATGGAACAACGCTAATGATTTAGATATAACTTGGATGCATTTTAATTGGTTTTGTAAAAACTATTCAAAATATAAAAGCCAAAACTTTTTAATTGATTTTACAGATATGTTAGAGATGTTTATTAATCACGATACCAAACCTAACTTAGACGTATTGATTATAGATGAGGCACAAGACTTATCAGCTTTACAGTGGAAGTGTGTAGAAAAATTAGCAGAAGGAGTAAAGCATGTGTACATAGCTGGTGATGATGATCAAGCTATCTATAAATGGGCAGGGGCAGATGTAAATCATTTTATAAATTTAAAAGGCAATAACATTTATTTAAAACAATCCTATAGAGTACCTAGAAAAGTACATGATGTAGCATTAAGAATAGTAAAAAGAATAGGTAATAGAAAGGAAAAGGTATGGGAGCCTAGAGAAGAAGAGGGTCAAATAAATATACATATGGATTTTGAACACATTGATGTGTCTGAAGGCGAATGGTTATTTTTAGCTAGAAATAATTATCTACTTAATCAAGTAGAGGACTACCTTAAAAAGTCTGGTAGATTTTATCAGAGGGCTGGTAAATCTCCTGTGTCTGATACTTTAATCAATGCTATAAAAGATTGGGAAAGATTAAGGAAAGGTCAGAAAATAGAAGCTGACAATATAAGAAAAATCTACTCGTATATGAGGGCTGGTAAGGGAGTCAAGAAGGGGTATAAAACATTAAAAAGTTTATTAGGCGATACAGTTTTAAGTATGGGTGATTTAAAAAGAGACTATGGTTTATTAGTAGACGGTATATGGCATGAATCATTTGACCTTATAGGTATAACTCAAAGAGAGTATCTAATATCTTGTTTAAGGAGGAAAGAAAACTTAAATACATCAAGAATAAAACTAAGTACTATACATGCTTCTAAAGGTGGCGAGTGCGACAACGTAGTTTTATTATCTGATATGGCTACTAAGTCTTACGATGAATTATATAGAAACCCTGACAACGAGTGTAGAAATTTCTATGTAGGTGTGACAAGAACTAAAGAAAACTTACACATAGTGAGGTCTAAAACTAGAAAACAGTTTATTTTTTAGGAAGATCCCTATACTTAAACTTTACAAGTAAAGTAAAATATCGACGTGAATATATTTAAATTAGACGATAATATACAGACTGCAGCAGAAATGCACTGTGATAAACATGTGTCTAAAATGATTCTAGAGTCAGCTCAAATGCTTTGTACAAGTTTCTGGCTTCATGATCAAACAGCACCTTACAGACCTGTACATATGAAACACCCTTGTACTATATGGTCTGCAGCCAGTCTAGATAATTGGCTATGGTTAAAGGACTTGTTAATTTGTCTCAATGAAGAATTTATGTGGCGATATAATAAAAACGTATGTCATAAATCTTACGATGTTATTATGTCACTGCCTAATCCTTTGATAAAAAGTAAAGGGCTACAAGAACATCCACAATGCATGCCTGATCAATATAAGGTTCAGGGGAATGCAGTCGAGGCATATAGAAATTATTATATAGGCGAAAAAGTATTTGCGAAATGGACTAAACGAGGTACACCACCATGGTACAAGATAAAGTAGAGGGGTTTTTTAATTACATAAATGAAAGACACCAGATATATTTAAGAAGAAAAAATGGTCTTCACCCACCTTGGACAGAAGATAAGATATTAAAAACTTATAGTTTTTGTAATGTGTTTAGAGAACTAGACACAGTCACAGAGTGGGTAAGAACAAACTGGAGAGAACCTTACTTTGACCACCCTAACTTAGCTTTCTCAATGTCCGTGGCTCGCCAAATAAATTGGCCAGATACTTTAGAAGAGATAGGTTTCCCTGAGGATTGGCAACCAGAAAAGGTAAAAGCTATAATGCAGGATAGAATGGATAGAGGAGAAAAAGTTTACACAGGTGCATATATGTTGACAGGTACTTTAGGTGGTACTAAAATAGAACAAACAGTAGACAAAATACTTACACCTTTATATAATAACCACCCAGAGATAGTTTCTGGTAGTTTAGAAGATACTTGGAAAAACTATCTTCCTTACGCAGGATTTAGTGGATTTATGTCATACGAAGTTGTCACAGATTTAAGGCACACTCATTTACTGAGGAATGCTCGTGATCTTTATACTTGGGCAAATCCAGGTCCAGGAGCAAAGCGTGGATTAAATAGAATGAATTTAAGAACGCTTACTTGGGACTCAAGTAAACATGACTGGAACGCAGAGATGTATGAGCTTTTACAAATGACAGATAAATACTTAGAGCCACATGTACCAAAGCTAGAGATGAGAGAGATAGAGCATAGTTTATGTGAGTTTGATAAATATGAGAGAACTAGGTTAGGTGAGGGTAGACCTAGAGCAAAATATAAATATGATAAATATCCAAAATACAATGAGGCACAATACCTATGAAAATATATATTCCGACTCGTGGTAGACCCACTAATCAAGAAACTCTAAATTGGTTTCCCCAATGGATGCAAGTTAATGGCGACGTGACGTTAGTTATTGACCCAGATGAGCAACACTTATACACTAAATATCCTAACACACCTAAAATGGTAGTCCCAGAGGACTGTATAGGCATAGGGGCTAAACGAAAATATATTATAGAGCATAGTGATGACCCCCATATAGTTATGCTAGATGATGATTTACGTTTTTACATTCGTAAAAGCCCTACCGACTGGCACTTACGATACTTAGAGTCAGATGAATACCCTGCTATGTTTGGCTTATTGGACGAGTGGCTTAGTCAAGGTTATGCCCACGTGGGTGTAAGTGCTAGGGAGGGTAATAATAGGGTAGAAGATTTATCTGTAGAAAATACTCGATACATGAGAGTACTCGCTTATAACTTAAACGAGTTTCCTGATGACATAGAGTGGGGCAGGACTAGGGTAATGGAAGATTTTGATATAGCTTTACAACTATTGAGAAAAGGTAAAGCATGTAAGGTAAGTTTTTATTATGCACAAGGTCAAAAATCATCTAACGCTGACGGTGGCTGTAGTGAGTGGCGAACTATTGATGTTCATAATGAAGGTGCTGAAAGATTACACTCTTTACACCCTACATGTGTTAAGGTAGTGGAGAAACAAACTAAAACTGCTTGGAACGGATTACCTCGTAAGGATGTAATCATAGGTTGGAAGAAAGCATATAAAGAAGGAATAGGAGAATAATGCACACATTAAAATGTAGAAATGTAAACGATGCCTTTTTAAGAGGTATGGATTTATTAGAATCAAACGGACACATAGAAGAAACTAGAAACGGTAAAGTCATTACTGTAGAAGACCCAGTCACTACAGTTTATGCTAACCCTAGCGAGAGAGTTTTATTTGATCCAGATAGAGACGCCAACCCCTTTTTCCATTTTATGGAAGGTTTATGGATGTTAGCTGGTTTTAATGACTTAGCTACTATGGAGTACTACAATAAAGGTATGAGTAGATATAGTGATGATGGTGAAACATTGTGGGGAGCGTATGGCTGGAGATGGAGAAGTTATTTCAAAGACCCTATATTTAAAGATTTTGCTGGCAAAGACCAAGTAAGAATTATCATTGATAGACTTAAACACGACCCTTACGATAGACGCTGTGTCCTACAAATGTGGGACGCTGTGGGCGATTTAGGGCGAGATGGAGCTGACGTACCCTGTAATACGACTATATACTTTAAAACTGTGCATATAGAAGGCTATAGCCCTCGTTTAGATATGACAGTATCAAATAGGTCAAATGATATTATCTGGGGTGCATATGGAGCAAACGTGGTACACATGTCAATGCTACATGAGTTTGTAGCTGCAGCAACAGGTATAAGAATGGGTAAGTATTATCAAGTGAGTAATAATTATCATGCGTACTTAAACGTGTACGAGCCTATGAGAGAAAAACTATTACAAATAGATTCCTTTGATTATTACACAATAAAGCTATTAATTAATCACAATCCGTATAAACTAGACGAAGTAAATCCCTATCCTATGGTCAGTACAGACTTCCGTGATTGGGAAGCAGACTTAATTATGTTTTTTACTAGAAAACCTTTTGAGCAGATGGAGTTTAATGACCCATTTTTCACTGATGTCGCAGTACCTATACAAGATGCTTGGTATCTCTCCAAAGAGGAGAGTAAAGAAGAAGCACTTATAGAAATACAACACTGTAAAGCTGATGACTGGATGGAAGCTTGTTTTAGATGGTTATCTAGAAGAATAAAATAAAGGAGAATCAAATGATCGAACAGTGGTCTTATAGTCGTCTTAGTTGTTACGAGAAGTGTCCTAAACAAGCTGAGTTTAAATTTGTTAAAAAGATGAAAGAGCCTGGAAGTCCTGCCATGGATCGTGGTAAAGATATGCATAAACTATGTGAGGAGTACATTCGTGGTAGGTTTGACGAATTACCAAAAGAGTTAAGAGAGTTTGAAGAAGCATTTGTAAAACTAAAAGAACTACATGAACTTGGTCAGGTGACATGTGAGAGCGACTGGGCTATAACTAAAGAGTGGGATCAAACAGGTTGGTTTGATAATGATACATGGGGCAGAGCTAAAGTAGATGCGTTTGTGTACGACGAGGGAAACTCTAAAGAAGCCAGAGTAATTGATTTTAAGACAGGTAGATACGAAGGTAATCAAGAAGCACATAAAGAACAGTGTGAGCTGTATGGTGGCATAGCTTTGAAAAGATACCCTGAGTTAGAAAAAATTATCACAGAGATGTGGTATTTAGATCATGGTAAAATAGATAGATACATCTATACTCAAGAGAGTATAAATATAAAAAGAGATAAGATACATGTAAGAGCTGTAGAAATGACTGAGGCTACAGAGTTTCCTGCTAAACCTTCTAAGTGGAAGTGTAAGTGGTGTTATTTTGGTAAGCAGAATATGTGTAGAGAAAAATATGAGGAGTATTAATTATGAGTGGATCTAATTTTAATTTAATAAAACTACTGGCACACACTGATGTAGAAAAGCTAGAGGAAGCCCAAATAAGTTATGGTGATAGTTGGCGTTCTCGTGGTGGTGTTGGTGCATTTATGATGTTAGCTAGAAAATTTGATAGGATAGAAAATCAGTGTAAAAAGAACGGCTACGACATATTTAAAACTATAGCAGATGACCCTAGTTCTACAGGTATACTAGATGATATACAGGATTTAAGGAGATACTTGTTACTAGTAGAAGGTCACATGACTAACCGAAAAGAGTATATCGGTAAGTAATGGATCAAAAAAGTTTCTTTCCACCTGAGTCCGACTGGACACCCCCAGATAGTTTCCCTGATTTAACACAAGCTAAAGAGATAGCTATTGATTTAGAAACTAGAGACCCATTACTCATGACTCATGGTCCGAGCTGGGCTTGTAAGCAAGGAGAAATAATTGGAATAGGTATAGCTACAGAAGGTTGGAAAGGTTATTTCCCTGTGGCTCATCATTATGGGGCTAATCTAGATAGAGGAGTAGTCTATAAATGGTTAGCTAAACAGTTGGAACATGACAACGATAAAGTATTTCATAACGCACAGTATGATTTAGGGTGGCTTACTTATGAGGGCTTTACTGTTAATGGTGCTGTACAAGACACTATGATTGCTGCACCTTTGATAAATGAAAACGAGAGGAGATACTCTCTCAATAGTTTAGGCGAAAGGTTTATGGGTGAATTAAAAGATGAAAAACTTTTAACAGAGGCAGCAGAAGCATTTGGGCTAAACCCTAAATCAGAGATGTATAAATTAGAGCCTAAATATGTTGGCATGTACGGTGAGCAAGATGCTGACCTTACCTACAGGTTATGGCAAAATTTAAAAGAAAAAATAAAAGAAGAAGAGGTTAGTGAAATATATAAACTAGAATCATCTTTAATAAGGGTACTTATAGAGATGAGGAGACGTGGTGTAAGAGTCGATTTAGATAAAGCTGATAGAGTTAGTCAGGAGTTAAAGAGTAAAGAACAAAAGATACTAAGTCAAATAAAAAACTGGTATGGTATTACCCCTGACTTATGGGCAGCAGCATCAGTCGCACAAGTATTTGATAGAGCTGGTTTAGATTACCCTAGATCACCAAAACTAAATGCACCGAGTTTTACTTCTGCTTGGCTAGAGGCACATGACCATAAATTACCATTAGCGATAGCTAGGGCTAGAAAATTCAATAAAGCTAGAACTACTTTTATAGATAAAATGATTTTAGACCATGAGGTAGACGGTAGAATACACGGAGAACTACACCCCTTAAGGTCAGATGATGGAGGCACAGTCACTGGTAGGTTTAGTTGTAGCAACCCTAACTTACAACAAGTACCAGCTCGTGATCCAGAGATAGGCAGTTTAATAAGAAGTTTATTTATACCAGAGGAAGACTGTCACTGGGGTTGTTTTGACTACTCTCAACAAGAGCCTAGACTTACTGTACATTACTCGCTACTTACTAAACAAGAAGGTGCACAAGAGGCAGCAGAGGCTTACACAGATGATGCAGACTTTCATCAGATAGTAGCAGACATGGCTAATATAAGTCGTAAGGAAGCTAAGAATATAAATCTAGGTTTGAGTTATGGTATGGGTAAAGATAAACTCATACGTCAACTAGGTATTAGTGAAGAAGAAGGTCAAATACTATTTGATCAGTATCATGAACGAGTACCTTTTATCCGTGGTCTACGAGATACTTGTGCTAGGTTAGGGTCAAATAGGGGTTATATAAAGACTATCCTAGGACGTAAGTGTCGCTTTAACCTTTACGAACCTATGTCGTATAGGGATACCCCTTACCCCTACGAAAAAGCCCTCGAAACGTATGGAAAAGGGCTTAAAAGGGCTTTTACATATAAAGCTATGAATCGACTTATACAAGGGTCAGCAGCAGACATGACTAAAAAAGCTATGTTAGATTTACACAAAGAAGGCATACTCGCACATACTCAAGTGCATGACGAGTTAAATATATCTGTTAAAGATAAACAGGAATGTGAAAAAGTCATAGAGGTTATGAGAGACTGTGTAAAAATCAATGTACCTAATAAGGTAGATGCTGAGATAGGTGAAAGCTGGGGAGAGATAGAAAATTATAAAGATTATTTTAAATGAAGATAGGTATAACATTTAGTGCTTTTGATTTATTACATGCAGGACATGTTGCTATGCTAGAAGAAGCTAAAGGTGTCTGTGACTATTTAATTGTAGGGCTACATATTGACCCTAGTTTAGAAAGATCAAATAAAAATAAACCCATACAAAGTTTGCTAGAAAGACAGATACAATTAAAGGGTTGTAAATATGTGGACGAAATAATTTGTTATGAAACAGAGCAAGATTTATTGAACTTACTAAATATGGTGAAATGGCATATAAGAATAATAGGTGAGGAGTATAAGGGAAAAGCATTTACTGGCTGGACAGAGTTTGATAAACCACACTCTACTAAAGAAATTTATTACAACTCAAGAAGACATGGATTTTCTAGCACTGATTTAAGACAAAGGTTTATTAATGACTAGATACGATAAAAAAAGAATGTATTTTTCTATATACATGTTGTATAAAAATTCTGACGCTACTTTAGAAGAGATAGGTATGAAATATAAAATTTCAAAACAGAGGGTGTGGCAGATAGTTCGTATGTGTAGACTAGGACATAGTGATTACTACAAGGGTCTAAAGGTTTATAATGAAGTTTGTAAAAAAGTAAAAGAAAAGTATCCTGATATACATAACGATGTGTTGAGAGGGTGGCTTAGAGAAAATGGTATAAGACTTATAAAAAGCAGAAATGGCTCAAAAATCTCTACATCGAACAACCAGCTTAGCTGACTCTCCATGCATAGGAACTTGCTCAGTGACTCAATGGGGTACTGTGGTTTGTAAAGGTTGTGGTCGCACAGCTGAGGAAATAAGAGATTGGAACTCATACGACGATATAAAGAAAAAACTCATAGTGATAAATTGCTGGGCTTTAGGGTACATGCCACGACAGAAAAGGGAGATGATTGAAGATGAAGAAATACATTCACGTTAATCAACATAAAATCAAAGCTAACTTGAAACACGGCACCAATGAGCCAGTCATTACTATAAAAGAAGGAAAGAATAATACTTATTGTCACGCAGTTAAAATTCTAGGGGAAAGCACAGTCAGGTATGGGGGCAATGATAAACCCATCCTGTCCTGTGGTGCTAGAGTTGTGATAGAAACTACAGCAGATATAGAGGTGGTTAATGATTAATGTAAGAAACAAAGGTGCTTCATTTGAGCGTGATATCGCTAAGAAGCTCAACGCTTTCCTTAGTGAGCATAACATTGATTATGTTTGTAAAAGAAACCTTGAACAGTATCAAGAAAAAGATAAAGGCGACCTCACTATTCCTCTACACGTTATTGAATGTAAAAGGTATAGAGAAGGTAGTTGGTATAAAGATGCGTGGTGGAATCAAGTAGAAAAATCTGCTGAGGGTCAAATACCTATACTTATATATAAGTTTGATAGACAACCTATAAGAGTCGTTGCACCCATTAATTATATTAATAATAAGTATAAAAATTCTGACATTAAATGCGTGATGACTTTTGATCATTGGCTTGATCTACTTGTTAATGTTCTTAAGGAACATGCTATTATCTCGTAGTCGTTAGTTTATAGTATCCCTAACTTTTAACTTTTATTAAAAGGAGGTAATTATGGCACATGCCGTAGAAACAATGGCTTATGCTGGGGAAGTTCCCTGGCACGGATTAGGTGTTAAGGTTGAAGATAACCTTACTCCTGATGAAATGCTTGTTGCTGCTGGACTTGATTGGACAGTTAGTAAAAGGCATTTATTCACACACTCTGAGCCAAGCGTAGATAATAGTAAAGAGGTTATACCTGTGAACGATTATTACGTTTTAGTAAGAGATAGTGATAACAAAACCTTTGGTCCTTGTGGTCCAAAGTTTGTACCGTCACAAAATGCCGATGCTTTTAAATTTTTTGAGAAATTTACTAGCGTAGGTGATATGTCGATGGATACAGCTGGTGCCTTAAAAGGTGGTGAACAAGTCTGGGGCTTAGCTAAAATCAATGATGGTTTTACGCTTCCTGGAGATGACAGAGTACTAGGTTATTTACTAGTTTCTGTATCTCATAAGTGGGGCAAAGCTAACGAGATTAGGTTTACACCTATTAGGGTAGTTTGTAACAACACTCTTACCTATGCTTTAGCAGATAAGACTAGACCTTCATTTAAGATGCCTCATTTAACGGCTCTTGATGCGGATGTATTTAAGTCTGCTGAGGAAGCACTAGGTATCGCTGGTGATCGTATGAAAGACTTTAAAGAGTCTGCCGAGTTCTTAAGTTCTAAGAACTATACGTCACAAAATGTAGTATCATATATATCTGAGCTATTCCAACCAGAATTATTGGAACAGCAAAAGAATATTGAGCAAATGAGTGATATAAAAGCTATAGCAACACGTCAATCAATGGTTGATGAGTTTAAGCGTGTACCAGCAATGGTACATCAAGCTTTAGAAGAACAGCCAGGAGCTAACCTCAAGTCCTCTAAGGGTACTTGGTGGGGTGCTGCTAATGCTGTTACTTTTATAGTTGATCATAAGTGGGGTCATGACAGAGACGCAGCATTACATAATGCGTGGTTCGGTGGTCGTGCATCACTTAAACAAAAAGCTATATCAAAAGCTCTGGAGTATGCCAAGGCTGCATAATGGCTATGACTTTCGACGAGATGTCTGAGCTAACTGAAGAGTTAGCTCGGCTTCTTGTCGAAGAGTCTAAACATATATCAGAAAATATGGAAGCACCAGATAGCGTGGTGCCTGCAGCATTTTTATTTGCTGCTGTTCAATCAGCTATAGAATTTTTTGAAACCACTGTACCAAGTGGTCATGTATTTGAAGAAGATAATTTAAGAGAGGTGATGCATTCCGCAATGGATCTTGCCTTGAGTTATCATTTCGGATCTGAATTTAGAAACGAAGAAGACAATCTTCATTAAAATTTTTTACGAAGAATTTTAGATTATCCTTTACTTTTAACTTATTGTTATATATGCTTAACTTTTATTTTAAGTAATTATGTTAGACGAAGAAGCTGTCGTATTTGTTTTAGATACACTACAGGGTACTACCTATAAAAGAGTAATACGTGTGAACAGTGTGAAGTCAGGCAGGATTAGGGGTGGCTCACTTATATTAGGTGACCCCAATAAATTTGCCTATCCCTCATGGTTCACTGTGGAACATCTAGATAAAATTATTGAGTGCCATAACTTGAAAAAGTTTAAGTACAAAGATAAACAAGACGCATGCAGAAAACTCTATAAATTACTTCTACCTATGGCTAAAGAGCCTAGTGACTCTGACTTTGACCCACACTCTGTAGCGTTTCACTCAAACGTAGTAAAGAAACCTACGTTTAGGAAACCTGTGCAGAAGAAAGTGGTCCGTGTGTCAGGCATTAACATGGAGAGTAAGGTGAAAGCTACTGATAAAGTTCCTTCATCTGATAAAAATAAAACAAGGCAACTTTATTACACTGGTGAACTAACCGTTGCTGAGTTGTTAGAAAAACACAGTGATCTAAAACTAGGTGATATAAAGTATGACGTAAAATCCAAATACGCAGAAGAGGTGTAATATGGCTAGAGCAATGTCTCTAAAGGGTAAAGTAGCAACCTTTAAACAGCTACAAAATATAATTAAAAAGGGTAGGCAGAATGAGTATAATCGACAACTCGATGAAACTAAACTCAAACCTTTCTTAGTTAAAGAGCTAGATAAAATGCACATGGACATAAATGAGGTTAAGTTTCCTATGACTGCCCTTATGATACATGAGCACGCTCAGGGTGAAAAAGTTGCTCCACATATTAGAGCGTCAATATATATTCCTGGAACAGGTAATGAGAGGACTATTATTGATGTTGACTGGAACAGCTGGGAAAAACTTGACATAGTTGAGGCATAGTATGGACTTTGAAAAGAACGTACCTATACCCGAAAACTACGATGGTCCGAGAAATAACAAGTATAATTATCATAAGATGGATATTGGTGACAGTTATGCAGTTGTTTTTGAGCCTTCATTAGTTCAAAAAATGAGAGTAGCTTTAAGTCAATACTGTAGAAGAAACAATAAAAAGTTTACCACTAGAAAAGTATTTGAAGATGGTATGACACAGTTTAGAGTATGGCGGATAAGCTAACACCAAAACAAGAAAAGTTTGCTCAAAATGTCGCTAAAGGCATGAGCAAGAAAGATGCTGCAAAACACGCTGGGTATAGCGAGAAGAATGCAGGGAAAGCTGGTACAGTGCTAACGAGTAAAGATAATCCATTAGTTCAAAAGAGAATAGGTGAGTTACAAGAAAAAGCTGCAGATAAGGCAGAACTTAGTTTAGGAACTCATTTAAAGGATTTAAAAGATATTCGTGACGGTGCTATGCGTAATAACGCTTTCTCTGCAGCAGTAACAGCAGAGGTGGCTCGTGGTAAAGCTGCAGGTCTATACGTAAACAGAAGTGAACTTACTGTAAACAGAGTAGATACCATGTCAAAAGAAGAAGTGCTTGAACGTATGAAGCAACTATATTATGATACAGGTGGTGTATTACCTGCTGGCAAGATAATAGAAGTGGAGCCTGAAGAACTAGAAGAAGAGGAGCAAAGGATAATAACGAAAAATGCTAGTGATGATAATACATCCTAGCTATACTTTATTAATAATAAAAAATTAGTGGTGTAGTATTGGTCAAGTAGCTACATTAACGACTTAAAAAGGACTAAAGCGTGTGAGCACCATGTCCTTGCCACTAAACTAAGGAGTACTTATGACATATTTTAAATTTAAAGTCACAGAGGAAGGTTATACTGAAACAGGTTGGGACTCTCAAGGTAATCAAGAGTCTTACCAATTTATAGCTGATCCCGATAGTTATGCTAAACGCATATCACAAGTAATACAAAATAACCAAAAATTAGAAAATAAGGGTTATATAAGTCCCGAGTTTTCTAAAGCTATGACAGAGCATAAACCTGAAGAAAAAGGTTTCTCACACAGTGTACGAGTAAATAAGGAAGGAGTACTCGAGGATGTTATCATCGAAGATTGAAAAGGATATACACTGCTGGGTTTACGAATTTTTAGCTAAACCGAACGAGTTATTAGACTGGTTGCCTGTGTGCCCATATGCTGCTAAAGCATTACATGAGGACAGGGCTAGAATAGAGATAAATACAAATTTATTTTCTGAGTCTTTCTACGAAAAATTTATACCCACCTTTGATCACCACAAGGAAGACATACTTATACTCGTAAGTACCTTTAACGAAAGGTCATTTACTGAGTTTAATAATTTCATAACTAAACAAAATCAATGTATCTTATGGAAGAAAGACATATTTATAATGGGTAGCCACCCTGATGATACAGAAGAAGGTATTGAGCTGTTCGGTACTAATCAATACAATGACGAGGAAGTTGGACCGTATCCTATGATCTTTGTCCAGAGACTGAGTGATTTAGTACATGAAAGTAGAAAACTACAAAACACAAAATACTATGATAATTTCAAAGTAAAAGATTTCAAACAATTAGTCAATGAAAGAGAAGAATTATATAAAAGGTATAAACAATTTAAGTAGCACCTACAATCCTCCTCTGCTCTTGCCTGCTGGAGTGAGAACAAAAGTAAGATGTGTGCGACACTGTGTAGGTGCACCCTATAATAGTTGGGGTTTTTTAAGGCAGTTAATCTTACACAGCAGGTCATTCAATGGCTAAGTCAAGAAATAAAAGATACAGGGGTTCGACGGAATTACCTGATATGTCTTATGAATTTTTAGGGGATGTACCATATACTGTTGAAAACATGACAGAAATAACAATGATAATGCGTGATGAATATAAGAGAAAAACGAAGAAAAAGGATTGATGCTTTTATCTCACTTTGATGTTAATTAAAATTAAGGTTTATAAATAAGGAGTAATATGAAATATAAAAACTTAAATACTAGTGATGATGTTGAATATTATTTTATGGCTCGTGATGTAAAACGATCTATCTATGACTGGGCACAGGAGTGTGTTGTAGCTGATGGCTACGGTTTTT